AATGAAATGTTTGACATGCCAGAGCGTGGCGAGTTTGAGGAAGATGAATATGGTGCAGGTAACGATCTAATAGGTGGAACAGATCCTGGTGATGCCAGTGTAGCAGGTTTTGATGCAGCTGAACCTTTGGCCATGAGCAACAATTTTGTAGATTTTGGTGAATCTAATCCCAAGGCAGCAGAACAGGAGGGACAAGCAGATGTAGCACCATTAAGTATGGGCGACTTTACTATGGGTCCTGATGGACTACCTATACCCAAGCCAAGAAGTCAAGCTAAAACTATAGAAAATCAAAGCGATGCTGAAACAAGAAGATTACAAAGACAAAATGACGCCAAGAAAGAGGATAAGGACAAAGAAGATTCTAAAAAGAATGATGATAAGAAAACTAGTACAACTGGTACAGAAAAGCAAGCAACTAAAACTCTTGATGATGTAGTTAAAACTTTAGAATCATTAAATAGTAGCATGAATAAACTAATCAATAAGGTTGAAGAGACTGGTAGAGCACAGGTAAGTGCAGTAAAAGCCAATAACGGCAATCTTTATAATAGGGCATAACATATGAGTTGGCGTAGATACTTTACACCTGTTGATACCAGTAATCAATCAGGCCTTAGCGTGATTAATGGTATGAATTCAGGTAATAAGCCAGGACCTGCTCGTAGTAATTATAGCAGTTATCTACCTGATATCTACACCGGTAGTCCAAATCGTATTGAAAGATATATGCAATATGAGACCATGGACATGGATCCAGAAGTTAATGCAGCATTGGATATACTTGCAGAATTTTGTACACAAAAAAATAAAGAAAATAATACAACTTTTAGTCTAAGTTTTAAGGATCGTGCCACAAATACAGAAATTCGTGTGCTCAGAGAATACTTACAGCAATGGTTCAAACTACAACAATTTGATGTAAGATTTTTTCGTATGGTACGAAATACTTTTAAATTTGGTGATAGTTTTTTTATTCGTGATCCAGAAACACAGAAATGGTTTTACATAGACCCCAGTAAATTAGTCAAGGTAATTGTTAATGAAAGTGAAGGTAAAAAGCCTGAACAATATGTAATTAGAGATTTAAATCCTAATTTTACACATTTAGTAGCTACTCAAATTCAATTAAGTCCATATCAAACTAACAATAGAGGTAGTAATTATGTAGCAGGTGGAGGTATGGCTCGTGGTGCTACAGGTGCATATCCTAGTCAGTACGGAGATCGCTTTAGTATCAACGAAAATGAGATGGCCATTGATGCTGCTCACGTTATACATTTGAGTTTAAGTGAAGGTCTTGACAACAATTATCCATTTGGTACTAGTCTACTTGAACAAGTTTTTAAAGTTTATAAACAAAAAGAATTATTAGAAGATGCTATTTTAATCTATCGTATACAACGTGCTCCAGAGCGTAGAATTTTCTATATTGATGTGGGAAATATGCCCAGTCATATGGCTATGAGCTTTGTAGAGCGTGTTAAAAATGAAATACATCAACGTCGTATTCCTAGTCAAAATGGCGGTGGTATGAACATTATTGATAGTGCTTACAACCCATTGAGTATTGGTGAAGACTATTTCTTCCCGCAGACTGAAGGCGGTAGAGGCAGTAAGGTAGAAACACTAGCAGGCGGTCAAAATCTTGGTGAAATTGACGATTTAAGATATTTTACAAACAAATTATTTAGAGCTTTGCGTATACCGAGTAGCTATCTTCCCAGCGGTCCAGATGATGGACAACAGCAATATAACGATGGTCGTGTAGGTACAGCCTATATACAAGAACTACGTTTTAATAATTATTGTATGAGACTACAAACATTGTTAACCAGTGTTTTTGATGAGGAATTTAAGAGGTTCCTCTATAGTAAAGGTGTAAACATTGACACAAGTTTGTTTGAGTTAAAATTTCAAGCACCATTAAACTTTGCTGCTTATCGTCAAAGTGAGATGGATGGACAGAGGATCAATACATTTAATACCATACAACAAGTTCCTTATATCAGTAAGCGTTTTGCCCTAAAGAGATTCCTAGGTTTAAGTGAAGAAGAGATGGCAGAAAACGAAAATCTATGGCGTCAAGAGAAGGGCATGGCACCTATCACAGGTACTGATTCCAGCGGAGAATTACGCGGTGCAGGCATTAGTGCAGCAGGAATTGACAGCGATTTAGAGATGAGCAGCGATACTACTGCACCAGAAGATATGACACAGCAAGGAGCTATGCCACCGGGTATGGATACAGGTATGGGAGCAACACCTCCAGTACAGGCTCCAATGTAAATAAATACACTATGATACTTCGAGAACTATTTTACCTTAATACAGAAACAAATAAGATTGTGAATGATTTCAGATTTGATTCTGCACGGGATCTTGATGAACTAATGCGTACAGACCAAAGAAAAACTAGGTTAACCCTGAAACAGATAAATGATTTACGTAAGGCTTCGGAAGCACACATTTTAGAAACAGAAGAAGAAATGGAGTTTGTTCAAAAAATGTACGGCACTGAACCTGCACAGCCTGCTGCCTAATCATTTATAAAGGAATAATATGGAACATCCACCAATTGATGGCCTAGTGTGCCAGCAACATTATAGATTTCAGGAAGTTTTTAGGGATTTTTTTCATAAAATAAAGCCCACAACAGTTATAGAAATTGGTATAGCTCAAGGTGCTACTAGCTTGGCACTAAACAGACTTTTAAAAGAAGTTGGTCATGAATATGAAATGATCAGTTATGAACTATATCCACAAGGTTGGTATGTAATGTTAAGTAATGAAGGTATTAATGTTAGAATATGTAATCTTTTTACTGATGATTACATGAATCTAAGACCAGATAATAAAGAAGAAATTATAGCTAATCTACAGCGTAGTGGCACCACTGTTTTACTCTGCGACGGTGGATTAAAGCAAATGGAAGTAAATTTACTTACAGATTATTTAAAGCCCGGTGATTTCATCATGGCCCATGATTATTGTAAAGATAGAGATATTTTTGAACAAAATATTAATCGTCGTATCTGGAATTGGTGTGAGATAGTAGATGCTGACATACAAGAAACAATTGATAGAAATAAACTAGAAGATTATATGTATGATGAGTTTCAAAACGTAGCATGGATGTGTCGAAGAAAGCCAATGTAATACGACATTTTATATTTGGCAACGGAAAAACACGCCTAAATATAGATTTTGATGAAGTTAAGCCCTATGGAACAATATATGCATGTAATGCTGTTTATAGGGTTTATAAGCCTGATTACCTCATAGCCGTTGATAAAAAAATGTTAGAAGAATTGCATAACACTGGCTATATGCAGGATCATAATGTCTATACATATATAACTCAAAAAACCTTAAAATATCAAAATTTAAACTATATAGATCCAGCTTTAGGCTATAGTAGTGGTCCCACTGCCTTGTATCTAAGTAAGACTCATTGTCCTGATGAAGTCTATATATTTGGGTTTGATTTTGAAGGCATTGATGGTAAAATTAATAACGTATTTGCAGGCACAATTAACTATAGACCTGCTGATCATGCCGCTACATTCTATGGCAATTGGCTCAAACAAACAGAAAATATTATTAAAGAAAATACGCATATCAAATATTTTAGAGTGACTATTCCAAATTTCTTTGAGACCAAATGGACATATGATAACTATTACCAAATACTATACGAAGATTTTAGAAAAATGATATCAACATGGGATAAAATACGTTAAATTTTAGCCATTAGACACCCTTTTTTACAGTTATATGTAAATAATACTTGACAGCTCATAACCTATAGGAGACCAAAATGGGAGATCGTTCAAAGTTCGAACAGATGCTTGAGTACCTTATTAACGATGAGGAAGCACGAGCACGAGAGTTATTTCATGATATAGTCGTGGCTAAAAGCCGCGAGATTTACGAGAATTTATTAGCCGATGATTTCGAAGAAGAGGAAACCGAAGAGTCACGTGATGACGATGAGGACGATGTCGAAGAAAACATGGGTATGTTACCTGAGCCAACAGAGCCAGGTATGGAAGCCTTCGGTGGTGATTCATCCGACGACATGCTAGGTGACGTTGGTGATGAAGGTGGTGATGAGTTGGACATGGGCGGCGACGATGAAATGGGCGGCGACATGGACATGGGTGCTGGTGGAGAAGAAGAACTTGGTGACCGTTTGGACGATCTAGAATCAGAACTTGAAGCACTAAGAGACGAGTTTGAAAGTCTAATGGGTGATGAAGGTGGTGAAGAAGGCGACGACATGGGCATGGGCGGCGATGACATGGGCATGGGCGGCGATGACATGGGCGGTGAAGAAGAACCTACAAAAGACAGTATGTACTTTGAAAAGCGTAGTGAAGAAGAGGAAGAGGAAGAAGAGGAAGAAGAGTCACGCAGTGATGAAGACTTCATCCGTGAATATGTAGAGAAAGTAGGTGGTGGTAACTATAACACCTGGGGTAAAATGGGTGATGATGGTGTTAACACAAAAAGTATCATCGACAACATGAAAAATGACATGGGTGGTACAAATCAAAACATTCTAAGTGGCCGTAATGGTGCTGCTCCTGTAGAAGTAGGTGCAGGACGTACTATACAAGGTAACGGTGTGTTTAAACAAAGCAAGCCACAAATTGAAGATTTTGGCAATGTAAACAAGCCAGGTGGCAATGCTGGTAAGACAGGCTTTAAGAAGAAAGAGCCTGGACACGGTGCAGAGAAGAAAGGTGAAGCAGAAGGTAAAGCTTGGGGTGCAGGTACAGGCGGCGCAGCAGGTCAAGTTGGTGGACTAAACACAAAGAGTCCACTAAACGGCGCACCAAAAAGAGCCAAGTAAACACAGATAGATGAGCTACTTACGTGAAAACTTGAGTTTCGATCAGGCTC